GTGACTAGCGAGGTAAAGAGCATCGTCACGCCGATCAGGAAGTACGAATCTCTTAACCGATCGACCAGATTTAGTGTTGCCAAGAACGAGACTACCATCAAGAATACGATGAGCAGTAGATAATAATTGAGCATATTCGATAATCATTTTAACGACATGTTTGTCGCAGTGTTGTTGTGCGCATTGCACGGGATCATCATTAAGATAAAAGATGTTCATAAGATACTTTTTCGCTTGCTTTTTGAAACTCTTTCTTCAACCAATCATAATAGAAAGTTGTGTATTCGTCAAGCGTTTTACCTTCTTCATGATAAAGTTCTGCTTCGTCTTTGTGGAGATACCACATCTGCAGAACGAATTCTTCAAATCGCATTTTCACTTTCCAGTTCATCTTCATGTTCCTCAAGCCACTTGAGTTCTTCGTCTAGAGTTTCCTGCTGAAGATCGTAAATCTCTTCCCACTGAACATCCCAAAGTTGTTCACGTGCTTCATCAGTCCACTCCTGTTCTTCTTCGTTCCAACCCTCAGCAATAACAGGATACTTTTCTTTCAGAATCTTTTCAAACTCTTCCCATTCCCATTCACGACCTTCATCATAACTGCCGCTGTGCCAAGTTGCCCAACCAAAGAAGTTTGGCATCTCATCTTCGTAAGTGACAGTAGCAATCAACTTAGGATCTGCTTCTGCCATCTGCTCAAGAATATACTGAATGCCATCATACGGAACTGACCAAGCAGACTCTGTACGGAATCCATCATCATCTACATCTTCAATGAAACACCACTTAGCACCGATGTTCTCAATGTTCCAAGAGTAAGTTCCAGGACCAGTAAGATTACCGTTATCATCCAATTCGTCTGTTTCTGGAATACCGAAAATCTGAGACATGGTAAAAGAATGCGTGGTTGGATCACCCCAACCCTCTAGTCGTTCGCACAGTTTATTGAAGACTGCCTTTGCCTCGTCATTAGCACGATAGAAACGAACATTTGTATTCACATAGTTTGCCATTATATTATCCTCGGCGCATTTTAGAAATTGCTTCAGCGTGTTCCTGACTGATCACTGGTACAGCATTGCTTTTATGCATGGTAGCAATACCCTTGATCAGAGTTCCAGTATAACGCATTGGTTCGATTTTGTCAACCATCATTTTGCCAGTCCCATGATAACTCGGAATGTTGGGTGTCTCACGACGATACACGGATGCTGGTTTGTACTCACGCTCTTTACTTGGCGTTGGGGTTACAAACTCTCCGTTTGCTTTCATCATTAATCCGTGACGCTTTGCTGCTTGCTTTCTTGCTTTTAGCAACCTTGCCTGTTTCTGCTCCGCTTGTTTTCGTAGCATTTGGACTTTCTTTCGACTCATCATATAGAGTACCACCTTTTTGGTCAGTGATAACAGTACGCACAACCCAAGTCAAACTTTCTGATCGTTTGATCTCTGCTTGCAATGCTTTCTTAGTGGGGAATACTGGGAACTCATTCTCGAATCCACCATCCCAATAATGCATGCCTTTCCACATATTCATGATATTTGCCTCGGACCCATTATTATACGCCCAAACTTCTCAAAATACAACCTTGCCTCAAGATAGTTCCGAGCAGCACACTGCATGGTAGAAGGAACTCCGTTTGGAGCAAGACTTCCCTTTACCACAACAGTTGCTTCCCACTGATGCATTAGTTCTTTTCTCGCTTGTGTGAAATCGTCTTCATAGTGATCGTTGTAACGCACATACCAGTATCATCACAAACCTCGTTCTCTTCACGAGTCACTTCCACTTTATCAATTGGTCTGGTTTCTTGCCAATGATTGACTTCGCTCACCATTGTGTTAAACACTCGAGTGAACAGTGCAATAATCGCAAGTCCGACTATATCATCTGCCTCGTTTCCAATTGTTCCTGCTCTTGGACTTTGGTCCATATACTTCCACTCGCCACACACTAGGTGTTTGCTACAGTCGTTCGCTTCCTCTGCAACCGCAGGAAGAGCGATCGCAGAGGCAAGCAGGAATGGTAGCAGTTTCCTCATTGGACGCTATCCAACGCTGTTACAGCACGGTCTGCTTCTGTCTGAGACAGTTCTACAGGAACGGCAGTTTGAGTCGGAGTGCGACTGAGCGACATCAGCACATAGGCACGATACATATCGCCATCACGATAAATCTTTTTCTCGATTAAGCGATACCCACTGACATTCACATTGCTGAATTCAGACTTTGTTACCTGCTCTGTCATCTGACGAGAGGTGCTTGTTCCGCCTTTGGCGTTGTCGCTGTTATACTGCTTCAAAGTTTCTGATGCAGTGGATGCAATCTTCTCAGCAAGAACAATTCTTGCTTGGTGAGATGCCTTTGAAACTGCAAACTCTAGATTATCCGAGACTGCAGTTGATGCAGAGTACACTGTATCTTCAGAGTCTGCTCCAGGATTCAGATACCAAGTTGGAACCTCAGCAGACTTGGGATCCACCGTTTCAATCTTAGTTGTTCCAGAAAATGTAGAACAACCACCGAGTGCAATGGCAATTGCACTTACCATAACCAACTTCTTCATAGTTTCACCTCTTTGAATGTACGATAACGCTTCGAAAACCCACGAGCAGGTTTCTTAAACATTATCTTCTCAGATGTGCCTTCTTTGATATAACCAACACAAGAAGACCCATCAAAGATGTAAGTGTGATTCGGAATGCGAACATCCGTATCCCACACTGTCGTTTCTTTCAAATACTTCATATCAACCTTCGTGCAATTTACCAGAAACGGTGTTCTTGTACACCTCGTCAGGATTAAATTTGTGTTTTACATACCCACGCTTGTCGTCTTTCTTTCGGTCACGCATCACTGCGGACTTGTTGAAAGTGTTAGCGTTTTTTGCAACTGGATTATTCATGCTGTCTCCTTCATGTTTAAAACAAAATTCATCTCAGCGACGAGAGAATGATTATACGGCAGACCACGATCATAGGCAACCTTGTCCGCACCGTAGAATGCCAACTCGTCAGTATCATACGCATCCAGGATCCAGCGGATCGCATTATTGCGAGTCGCAGCACCCATCACTTGATTGCGAACAATTTCTTTCTCGAAATCAGCGACTGCCTGCTTTTGGAGTTCACGCATTTCAGCTTCCTGCTCACGCAGACGCTCGACGAGATAGTCCCACTCGTCTTGCTTCTGACCAGCGTCCAGAGACATCCAGTGATCCCAGGTGGTTTGACCTGGACGACAACCGAACACATCTTTGTGTAGGTCAGAATACAATTCGGTGGAATAGGTGTAAGTCATAATCGTTCTCCCTCAATCAACAAGAATATTATCGCCGATCTTGCGGAAAAAGGCAACACCTTTTTTGACTTTTTGAACTGAAATTTTCAATGACTCCATAAGTGGAGTTTATGGAGAGGAGAGATGAGTGATGTAAGTGCTTGATTTAGAAGGGGAATTCGTACAGTGAATCAATAACTTACATGCCTGGTTGTCAATTCTAGAGAGCGAGTAGGGGAATCGCCGCCACTGACTCTGAGAGCGCAGAATCCATGCAAAATCAATAACTTAGCGAGCATGTAAGTTGTTGATTTTACAGGACTTCCATCCAGAGACCGATGTTGGCGAAGGCATATCCCATGTAAGCGATGCCCATAGCGTGGTTGCCTTTGAGGAATTGGTCCACAAAAACATAGGTGTAGAGAATACCAGTAATCACGATAAATGGTTTAGACATAATATAAATCTCAATTAAATAATTTAATATCCAATCAATCTTTTATTTAATTTTTCCATATCCTCTCTGGGTTTATCTGTATTTTCTTCTTCGGGTTTATTCTCTTTATTCCCAAAGATTTTATCCCAATTATCTTCAAATTGTTTTCTATCGGAAATTGGTCGAGATTTAGATCCTTTTCCACCATGCCATTTATCTGACATAATCAACCTCCATCAAAATCAATATAATCTAAATCCGAATCTAACGAATCAATAATTTCATTAATCGCATATTGTTCTTCGGCAGTTTTCCATTGCCGAGTTTCTAACATATAGCGATCATATTCTTCCCAAGAAACTTCAATTGCTTCAATACCAGGTTTGAAATCCATAATTGTCTCCTGTTAAAAAATTAGGTGCTCAGTTTTACATCTTGAGCTGGATGCGAGGCTCGCTCCGACCAGGTCGCTTTTATACTCATCCCGAGAGTGTCAAATGTCTGGGTGGCAGGAATCGAACCTGCGACCACCTGAACCCAAATCAGGTATTCTACCAAGCTGAACTACACCCAGTGTTGGTGCCGACAGAGAGACTCGAACTCCCAATCTACTGCTTACAAGGCAGTTGCATCACCAATTATGCTATGTCGGCAAATTCTTACTTTTCTCTTTTCTTTTCTACTTCTTCACCACGAGTATAACGAACCGTTTCTTCTGGCGTCATCACTGAGAATGAACGCTGGAAACAATCATGCATCAATCTCATTCCTAGATTATACGCCATAAGTCGAATGGAGTCAATCTCTTCTGGGAATCTTGGATAATTAATTAATTCAATAATCGCACCAGATTCTTCACCACCTGTGTATATGTAGTCAGTTGGTGTTACTGTTACGCAGAGTCCGATGTCCCATGTAAACTGTCGGACGCTTCTACGAATCTCATTGATGTCACCAGCAATATAGATTCGTGCCCAATAGGTTTCACACTTCTGGTCTCTCATTCAATTTACTCATAATGTAGGTTGTGTAATCATACTTGGGTTTGAATCCAAGCATTTCCATTTCAGTTGTATCAGCACAGGTGCGCTGCCGTTCTAGTGGAGTGTTCAACTTCAATGGCAGGTGTGGAGCAAACTCACGAACACTGACTTCTTTGCCTGTACCAACATCAATAATCCCATTATACTCTGAATGAATTAAAATGTCAATCGCATCACATACATCTTCTAGATGAATGAAGTCACGAGTATGTTCTGTCACATATTCCAATGTACCATTGAGCAACTTGTCTGTGAACATTCCTGGACGTGGTACTTCATCATACACCGTATGAAATCTCATACCGACTGCGCAAAGATTCATTTCCATTGCCATCATGTCCATAATATATTTGGAAGCAGCATATGGATTGCGAGTTGGTTCATGCGCAGAACTGGATGATGCATACAGAATTCGTTTGTTACGGAACTCTTCGAAGATACGCCGACTTCCATCTACATTGTTGAACCAATACGCACTCGGATCTTTGAATGATTCACGAACACCACTGCGACCAGCAAGATGAATAACTAGATCTGGATCATAGTCAAGATCGCAAGTCAGAATATCTTTACCGCTCTTTAGATCAATTCCATCTACAGTATGCCCTTGTGCTTCAAGACGCTGCTGTAGTCGAGTCCCAATGAACCCTTCGTTGCCTGTTAATAGAATATTCATTTCAGTTTTTGATTGTAGTCAACTGCTTCACGCAGGATAGTTAGATCAATGTCTTTTTGCTCAGCAGTATATAGAATTGCTGAGGTGTCCTTCGGGAAACAAGTACCACCCCACTGGCGTGGATTCGTCACCGTTGTATGACTCATACCAATGCGTTCGTCCATACCAGTTACGAGTCTGACTTGATTGTAGTCAACATCGTACGCTTTACACAGATCATACATCTGATTGAAAAAGGATACTTTTGTTGCTAGGAAAGAGTTGCGGAAATACTTTCCGAGGATTGCTTCCTCTGCTGCAACTTCCACAATGGCAATGTTCGGAAACGATACTTCAAATACACTCTTCCAAAAGTTGACACTGCGACCACCCATGTAAAGAACCTTCGTGTTGTCAAAGTCTTCTTGAGCATATGCTTCACGCAGAAACTCAGGTGAGAAAGTAATCATGTTGTCAGGATACTTTTCTTGAATGGCATTCCATCCTTCAAGACTGATCGTTGACTTAATCAGAATGGGTTTGTCCATATCTGCATCAGCAAGGACATCCATTACATGACCCATGTAGCATGAACCATTATCATCCTGCGGTGTAGGAACCGCAATGATCAAACAAGAATAGTCTTTATCGCCAATCTTCTCATTACTCTGTTTAGGATCAACCACATTGATGGTGTACTGCTCACTCATCTTCGTTCCGTGAGACCTACCCACAAAACCATAACCAGCAATTGTTATATTCATACTTCTCTCATCGGATTATAGTTTGCACCAACAGAAGCAATCACCAATTCTTCGGTGAACTTCTTTTGGTCTTCAATATATGCCAGCAGTCGTTTAATAAACATGTCTGCTCTCGGATCAACTAGAACTTCCTCTACTCTGCCGTGCGAATACACGCCAGTTGGATCATCATAATCTGCATAAAATCCGCCGCAGTCGAAAGCGCATGGTGGTTTTGTTATATCTTCTTCCATGATAGTTCCTAGTTGGTTGGCGTCCACGGAGAGATTCGAACTCCCAACCGATGGGGTAGAAACCCATTGCGCTATCCTGTTGCGCCACGTGGACAAAACAAATGGAGCGGAAGACGAGGCTCGAACTCGCAACATTCTGCTTGGAAGGCAGAAACTCTACCATTGAGTTACTTCCGCAAAAATTTGGGCTGCCCTATCCTTCGCCGATGGAGCTCGAGATTTGAATTCATCCTATGCCGACAGCCAACATAGGTATAGACTGAGAACTAAAAGCGTGGTTGGTCAGCCTCCAATTCCACCCAGTTTTAGGCAGCAGCACCCAGTGCAGCGTATGCAGCTGCGACCATCTTACGAGTCGGAGTGCCGAGACGATAGAAAGTCTTGGTTTCGCCCTTAGAGTTGGTGCGTGCGTTTGCGTAGATTGCATAACCCTGCTCACGCAGAGAACGAACTGCTTCATGCGGATTGCGCAGAGCAAAACGAGCAGCAATCTGCTTAGCAGTCAGAGTTTCACCATTCTTCAGAGCGGTCAGTACACGTGCAGTCTTAGACATAATATATCCTTAAAAAATAAACAAAAATTAACCAACGATGCGTTCGTAGATTTCTTTCCAATTACGAACTCGATCGACACTTTCACTTACATGATCCAAATTATGGTCATGTTCCATCAAAAGAGGACGAAGTCCGAGACGATGCCCCAATTCGGCATTGCTGGGCTTGTCTTCTAGCCACCAACACTCTGAATCCCGATAGAATTCTAGAGCATTGTCCTTATCGGCACCAGTGTCGAGATAAATGTAACGCTCGAACACTGTGTCACCGAAAAGTTCCCGCAGATTCTTCGTACGAAGATGCTGCGAATATTCATCATCACTTAGCGAACTGATGCAGTGGAAAACATAACCATGCTTCTCATGCAACTTCTTTACATAGTGAATCGCATCACGGAATGGAGGCAACTTGCGAATCCATGCCGACTCATTAAACATCTTGGCAAACATCTTGCCTTCACGATCGACCAACTCGAATCGATCAGCAACTCTATACATATTTGGATTCTTAATCTTGAATCCGTGTCTCATCATCCACTGGTCGAAGGCATAGAGCCAATCCAGCAGGACGCCATCAGCGTCAGTCAAAATCACTTTCTCATTCATCATGTTTATATTGTAACCTGTTTCAGCACCGCAGTAAAGCCTTTTGTTGTCTGCAGTTCTTTGATCACATCCAGTCGATCTTTGACAGGAACATTCAGTACTGCGTCCCGAATTATTTCTGCTTCCTTCGCATGAACCGCAATCTCATGCCCATCATCTGTCACAACAGTGCTCACAGGATGATACTTGTGTTCAGGAAGATCAACACCAGGAACAATCTTACCAGAGTCAATAATCCGACCCAACTGTTCCATCATTGATACTTTCTTGAAGGAAGGATCAAAGTCCATCTCGCCACACTCACCGTGTGACGCATACGCATCATGCCATAATTCCATTACTCTCTCCTAAATTGCCATAATTATAACGATTATAAGAACTGCAGCGAAAAAGAAAATTGCAGAAGACTCTTTGCCTTTATGTTTTGCGGCACAAGAATTGCACATCCATACTTTACGATTTCGAGTATATGTTCTGCCAGAATATCTACGGTTCTTTCCATTCCTGCCCTGCGAAACGCCAAAGCTTGTGCCAGCATTTTCCTTCACAGTGATCTGTTGCATCTCTGTGCGTGGGAAAATATGGTGGCACTCAGCACAGGTGCTTTTCGCAATATTGTTCATTACTCACTTTCCTGCATAATTTCTTTGGTCAAACGACGAATCGCCTCTTTGCGTGCTTCACGCTCCTTGCGACCAGACTCCCACATTTGCCCTGCGAAGAAGGCAAACACTCCAACCAAAAACATCATCATCAAAATTTGAATTGTCATCACAGTATCCATAATCAACCCCAATCTTTCTTTTCGCCAAACATTTCGTTGTATTCATACCCTTTCGTATATTCAACGATCTCATCAGGAGTCAGGTTTTCTTTGTCAACCAATATATCTCCTGTTCTACCAACATAACAATGAGGATCAAAGTCACGACCATAGTAGGAATCAGCAGAACCACGATCAAACGGACCACCGTGACGGCAATTCCAAGACTTTCCTTCAAATTCAATTGTGTATTCCATTTCTCTCTCCTTACACCAAATCACAAACACGATCCCAAACCATATCAAAGTCATGTTGGGATGCCCAACCATTATCGGCAGCTTCCCAGCAGGTAGAGGAACCACGAACCATGGACGCCAGACCACCAGTAGCGATTGCCGCACCGACCAGAATCATAGGATCATTGGAGGCGATCACTTCACGATCACCAGCGAACATTACCAACTTGCCGTCACGAGCGGCGATGAAATCAATTTTAGACATATCAAACTCCTTGTTTTCTCTCAATCAACACGAGTATTATACCGCACTCGTGGAGGAAGTCAACACTTTTTTTCACTTTTTACCCCAAAAGTTTTTTATGGGATCATAAGCGAGACTTATTCAAATGCCCCAAAAATATACCCTTCAAGGTATTCATCAGAACACCCAATTTGACCAGGGAGATAACCACGGAGGTCATCAGCAGTATAGTTAGACGGCAACCAGCCTTCAGAGCGGTCAAATTTAGCGTCAAAGTACCCTTCAGCGAAGGTATTGAAAGATTCACGATTCATAGTATAGCACCTCTCTCTCTTCAAAGCACATATTATATCCGATCCTGCAGAGAAAGGCAACACCTACAGGCAAAAAAATTCCCCTTCTAGATCAAGCACTTAGACGAAAGTTGGTACTTACTTCCGTGGGATGCCTTCTCCGAGAAGGGGAAATTGATTGATTGTTTCTTCTTATGGATCTCTCTCGATCCATAAGTTGCAGTTTATGGATCGTTCGGATCCACTTCCTCGAGCTCGATCACTCCCTGTGCGGCGAGAGAGTGTAGAATCGTGTCGACTCCCTCCTCAATTCCGGATTTACGACCTGCGAGGAATGAGAAATATGCTGATGCCGCAATAGTTCCCAAAAAGATAATAGACCATTCAATAGGCATGATATTCTCCTTTTTTGGGTTATTTAATTATTTAGTTTATCTAAAAAAGTAGAAATAGTCAAGCCGATTATGTTCTTAGAAATTAATTGTTTTGTCTTGGTATTATCTGGAATTACAAATACGAATTTAATTTCTGGATGTTTATTTGCAAACCATTCCAAATATTTAACTCGATTATAATTGTCTTCACCATTTGATTGTGTGTGTGGTTCATAATTCCGAGAATCTTTATAAACATTTCCTGTAGAAATGTCACCCTCGAGAATAAAATCAAAACCCAAACAATATAATATATTATGACCAGATTGAATTGCTGCTTCCATTGCATTCATTCCAGCATTTGAACGGCGACGGATCCGAGAATATTCTGCGGATTCCCATCTTTCGTTTTCAGGTGGAATGATTACTTTTCCTGGAAGTTTCTTTTCAGTGGTTTGAATCTCATTGATCATTCGATCATCGATGGCCACCAAATAATCCCATCCATCAAAATTCCGATAGAGAGCATTACAACCAAAAATAGTACCCTGACCCACGAGCGTGTCAAGATTGATTTCTTTTCGAGATGGACCATTACCGATAATGATCGCTATGTTCGTGCTCAATGATTTCGTCCTCAAGTTCATCCCACTCTTCGTGGTCGATCATATCCTTTAAATGCTCTTTGAAGTTGTGGCGAGATTCTTTCTTCAACTTCTTGTGACGAATGCCATCACTCTCTTCAATATACTGCTTAAAACGCTTTGTAGTTTTACCCACAATAAACTCCTATCCGTCTTTCACCAATCCTTTGACAAATTCGGAAATGTTTCCGCAACCAGTTTCTTTGTAATGCTCTTGAATGGAAGTTTCTTATCCTTCATTGCAATCAGAACTTTCGCATCACCTGGATCAATTGCTTCAAGCATATCAATAAACAACTGCTCACGGCGAATCTGCTTTAGATTCTTTTGAGTTGGTTGGTTGCCTTCGATAAACAGATAAAGACGACGCAACTCAGCAACAAACTGTCCCTGAATGTCTGCTTGACCAGATGCTGGTTTGTATGGCGGTTCGCCTTCAGGCAACAACCATTTAATTCTGGGATCGAATGCATGACCCAATACAGTCTTTAATGGTGCACCGCTATACTTGCGAAGGACATTTTGTTTTTCTGCTTTTGTTTTTGCTTTATCCGCTTCTTCAAGCATTTCATAAATCGACTTGCGCATCAAAAATCTCCAATCGAATCCATTAGATTCTTCAATTTGTTTTGTATAAAATAATTCAACAACCCACCACGCTTCGGAACCTTATAGTTGCGATACTGCTCAAGGATATCGTCAGCAATCGCATCAGGCACCTGCTCTAAATCTACCAATGCTTCGTTTCGTTTATAGTTACGCAGCATCTCATCATCACAGAACTGTTCTGGTTCCAGATCAATCCACCCATCCAGTTTCTTGGAGGCAAGTGGTTTCTGTCTCTGCTTAGAGATAATCGTACTATCGCCAGAAAGGAAGTTTGGAATGCCATCGCCACGATCACCTTTCATGATATGCTCACGAAGGAAGCGGCGAGGATCTGTAATGCGGATCCACTTTTTTAGAACAGGGCTAAACTGTTCTACATTCATATACTTCTGCAACTGACCGAAGTCTTTATCTCCAGAAAGAATCAGAACTTTCTCTGTATCTTCATTATTTAGATAAACGCCATATTGACGCACAAGCACACCGATAATATCATCTGCTTCTGCACGATTGACCTGAATCACTCTGTATGGAAAATGTTGCTTTAGTTCTTCACGGATCTTGTTTAGAATCTCAAAGATCTTATTCCAGTCATGAGTTGACTGCTTCCGATCTTCTTTACGATGTGCCTTGTAATAAGGAAAGATGTCTTTACGCCAGTAGTTCTTATCATCGCAAGCAATGACGAGTTCGCCATAGTCTTTTGAGAACTTCTGTTTGTACATCCGAATAGAATTTAGAATCATGTGACGAACGAGATCTTCGTTCAACTCATCATGACTTAGTTGCATCATCAGGTTCGAAATTGCGACCTGATTGTAGTCAAGGATTATCATTGTATGTATCTCAAATATATCTGAGATTATATATTACTCTATAATATCGCTCAAGTCAAGTATTTCTTCAATATGACCTTCGTCAGTTGGTTTTTCTTTCCAGTACACATTGTATGTATTGGTTTCATTATTGTGTGAAACATCGACCATCTTATCAATTACCGAATGGAATGGGTGTTCAATCTCATAGTACCCATACACAAAAGAACGAATTGCCTCATAGATATAGAAAAAGTCTTTGGCAATTTGCTCATTGCGTTCACTCATTCCATACGCATCAAACATTTCTGCCAATTCATCAGTAAGATCCTCAATCAGTTCGTCAGCACTTTGAAGATCTCGATCGAGTTCCTCAATCTCTTTTTGCATTCTTCTCTGATTGAAGTCTAGAATTTCAGCCACGTGATGCTCTTTCTATTTGATCCATTTCCTGTGTCCAAACCATTCCAATATCACGATACCATACACCAACAGTTCTTTGTATCTCTCCTCTCTTGTTGTAGGAAGGAGCAATACAAATACTCTTGGTGCGATACTCGGCATTTTCACCCCAGTACATGTCTATATAGTCGCCATGCTGGAGATAGGCAGTAAGATGCCGCACATATCCCTCGAGAGAGGCGATACGAGCAAGAGCAGACTTATCACCCAAACGCATATTCTGCTTTTCGGCAGAGATACGCTCACGAGTATGCTTGATCCAAGAGCGAACGCTAGGAAGCGACAGAGGATCGCTGTCCTCCCTCCGGAGAACGCTGTCGTGAATACTTTTGTATTCAGGTGGGTTTGCTGCCTGCCGAGCTGCTCTCGCCTTTGCAAGACGCTCTGCAGCTGCTTGCTTTTGCTCGTCAGTCATCTTTCTCTTACGCTTTTTTACCACTTGCGAGTTCCTCAAGGAAGTGAGTCCACTCCGCTGCACGGAGATCCCAGTTGTAGAAATTATCTACCCAGTTCTTTTGGAACGCCAAACGACGAACTGTTTGCTCTTCATGAATTTGCAGAACAGCAGCATACAACTGATTCACAAAAGTATTCGCATGCACTTGCACATCTTCATGGAACTGATACATGCGAGCAAATCCGCCAGTTGTTTCTGGAAGCGCAGCAAAATTCGGACAAACGATTTCGCAACCAGCACTCATTGCCTCAAGAGCAGAGATGCAGGAAGTTTCTGGCCAAATAGAAGGATACGCAAAGATGTGTGCTTTCTTCAATGCTGCACGAACAACTTCGTTTGGTTGATAACCATGATAAGTCATTTGTGGATGCTTACGGATGGAATCAAACAAATCCTTAAATGGTTCATCACGCTCTGGCCATCCGTATGCTTCAAATGAGGAGAAAACATCAAAGTGAATCTTATCTCCAAGCATTTCTGCCAATTTCTCTACCGCAGCATATGCAATATTCAACCCACGATGCGGAGTTGTGTGGTAGATAATACGAATAACATCTTTGTTCTTATCATCTTTGTGCAGTTGAATCGGATCAATTGCATTCTTAAGAACAATCGATTCAGCATAAGGAACACCAAGACCCATGTTATAAGTTGACATCTGATAGTTTGATACGAAAATCAACTTCGCAAATCTCTTACGAAGCTCAGCATCCTTCAAATGCTGTGCTTCAGGATCATCCCAAGTATCGTGCAACCACAACAGATTCTTTTTCTTACGATCGGTCCAACGCACTCGTGACTTGATGATATAAAATTTGTCTAGCAAACCATTATCTACACGCTCATAGAGAGCGGTATTCATCAACTCAGTGCCACCCATCGCACCATCATAGGTGCCATCCTCAGAAGGTCCGAGTTCTACCTTCTCGGTGTCATCAATAATATTCAAACCCATTATGCATATTCCACACTTTCAATTGAGTCAATACGGAAAGAACGCCACGCTGCCTTATCAGTATCCCATACTGCAAGCACCTCGTCGTTCACCTTGCGAGTTCCAGTTGATTCAACAACAGGAACAACAGAAGGTTCCAGAGTACAATGCATCACTCGCTTCTCGCCATCCTTCTTAGTGAAGGTAACAGTTGCAGGACCAGAGTGCAAATGATGCACCAATTCTTTTCTAGTGTACTTCATTATATAGTTTCCTCTCTAAATCTCAATTCAACAAGCAGTTCTTTGCTTCGTGTCCTAAAATACCAGTTGTGGTTTCCTTATCAGTGTAGATGGTACATACATCTAGTTCCACCTTAGAACAACCATAATACAACTTAGAACGATCGTCAAGCATTTCTTGGCATACTGCGTTTGCATCATTCACAGTGACCCACTTGATGTACTTCGAGTTGGTTTGTTCCTGTGTAAAGTATGCATGCGGATCATTATAATCAACAAGACCGAAAATGTCTGTCAAGAATACTGAAAAGAATGCTACAATCGTCAACATTACTGCAACAAAGACGTTCATTATACACACCCAGTTGGTTTCGGCAGACCACCATATTTGGTAATCGGTTTCATTGGACCAGTCATCCACTCTTTGAACATTTCTTTTTGATCCATACCAGCATACTTCGCAAACTTACGAATCGGTGGCACAGTTGCGTTCTCATCATAATACTCTCGTGCCTTCATAATCTGTTCAACCATAGATTCGGTCAGCGTGAAATCATCTTGCTTTGCCATCTCATACATGACTTCTTCATTCCATGCATTCATGTCAGTCAAATATCCGTCACCGTCTCTTTCAATCATCATTTCACCATCATTTCATTTTTGAGGTTGATCCATGCACTCTCAACCTTTACGAGTGCCATGCGAACTTCTTCAACTTGCTGCCGCAGTGCTTTGTTCTCAGCACGCAACTGCTCAACTTCTTCTTTTAGCACGATACATTTATGTTGTGCGTCAAGAGTCTTGTAATCTTCTTCCATTACAATCCTTCAACATACTTTGCAAGGATCTCAATGTCGCCATCGCCAAGACGAGAGGCAACACCCCACATCATCCCACTACGAGGACCAACCGTTTCTTTTGCACGATACATTACAAGTTTATCTTTAACTTCCTCAAAAGTCAAGTCATTTAAAGCAGGACCAACAATACCTAGTCCCTTTGCGCCATGACAACCCATACACATTGTGGTGTATTGAGTATTACCGATATCTGCGTACGCAGTCATACTTGCGCCCAACAGGGCAATTGCTAGAATCTTTTTCATAACTTATCCTTGTCCACGATAACGCTTGAACGATGCTTTCTTAGATTTATTCATCGAAGAAAACTTGACATTACCACGACCAATTGAGGTCTTTTTGTTATTGAGAACATGTCCACGAAGAACACTACCA